TATTATAAAGAATCTTCGTACTGTAGCTACAGACAGAGATTCTAAAATTAAAGATTTTAGAGATATGCTACTTGACGGGGTTACCCTATCAGCAGTAGAGCTTATTTCAGAAGATGCATCTCTTGTAGACCAAGATACTGGTTTAGCTGCATGGGTAGAGTCAGCTGATAACCCTGACTTTGCTGAGATGGCAACAGACTTTTTAAAGAATAAATTAAAAGTAAATGATATTATCTACCCACTTGCATTTAACATTGTAGCTTTTGGCGAATGTTTTCTTGACACGAACTATTCAAATATTGGTTATCTTAAAGAGTATAAAGTAGGCGATTATTTTACTATAGCAGAACCAGAGGATATTATTCATATATATCGTTATGGTGTACCATTAGGCTACCTTCATAGAAAAGATAAAGTAACCGATAAGCTATTACCCGAAAGATCATACATTCATTTTATCTCAGATCGTTCTAGTAAGGAATACATTGGCTCAGATCAAGAATCATACATACAGTATGGGACATCATTTCTAGAAGCTGCTAGACCATATTATAAACAAAGACAACTACTTGACGATTTACTTATTCTTGCACGTTTAACAAGATCATCATTTTATAGACTTTTTTCTGTAGATGTAGGTGCCGCTTCTTCTGCTGATACAGAAAAATTAATGAGAGAATTAAAAACTGCTGTTTCATCTAAACAGTCAATAAACGTCAGTACTGAAGTTTTTAGTTCTAGAACATCGCCGATTTTAACGGGCGGTAACGTATATTTTCCAACTCGTAATGGCGTAGGTGCAGTAACAGTTCAAGAAGTTGGTGGCGAAGTTAATGTAAGCGCTTTAGCAGATATAGATTATTTTGATGATCGCTATTACGGTGCTTTAAAAGTGCCAAAGCAATTTTTAGGTCAATCAGATGAAGCCCCTGGCGGCATTGGCGATACAACTCTTACGCAATTGGACATTCGCTACGCTCGCACTGTAAAGCGATGTCAGCGCATTATTAAATCTGGTCTTAGAGATTTAGTTTATTGGTTCTGCTCAATTCATAATATTTTACCACCAGACTTTACTGTTGAAATGCCACGTATTTTAACTGCAGAAGATACACGCTTATCAGATATTCAGAAAGCAGAGATTGAGACTACGAATTCAATAATAGATCTAATTAAAGCAATAGATGAAAGTGTAATTGAAACTTCTGACAAGCCAAAGCTAATGGCTGCTTTACTTAATAGAGTTTCAAACGATGAGGATATCATTGATGCACTAAATCTTGACAAACTAGCTAAATCAGAAGAAAATTCAGAGCAAAGTTCTTCAGAAGATTTAGAAGAAAATACTGAAGAGTCATCAGAAGAAGATTTTGATTTTAACATGTAATTAGGTTTTATAATGAAAAGAGAATATATAGAAAGATATAAAATTTATAATAGAAAGAAGCTATTAGAGAGAAGAATTTCTAAATTAGAGCAATTACTTAATGAAAAAGAGCGTCTTGGCTTTTTAGGAAAGCTTAGATTTGGTAAAAGCACTCCAGAGAAAGATCTTGTCAATACATTTAATTCGAATGTAGAAATCATTAATTCAATATTAGGTGATTACTTTCATTTCGACGATGTTTCAATTTCAGATATAAAAGAAGTTGGCAAGAGCATTAAAGTTTCTGAATCAGACTCTTATATAGATGATTATAATCAGAAATATTTACTAACACTTACTGCAGAGTCTTATTACAGTGAGTCATATAATGATAGAAACATTTCTTTTACATTTTCATTAGCAAAAGAAAGAAATCACTCACTTACAAAATTCTGTTATGAGCAAATTAATGACTCAGTAGATGATATGAAAAAGAGTGTAAAACAGATATCTGAGAAAGCATTAAAAAGACTTCAAGCTGCTAATGAGTCATGTAAATATGAAGCAGATGATTTAAAAGATGTAATTGTAAAAGTTGGAAATAAATGGCGTATTCGTGGGAAAAAGCAAAAATACTGGGATGCTGAATATGATACAAAAGAGAAAGCTCAAGCTGCTCTAAGAGCATATTGGGCTAATAAACACGAATCATTAAATAAATCTAAGTCACTTGTAGAAAGATATAGAAAAAGTAAATAGTAAATGAACCCAGTATAACTTAGTTATACTGGGTTGTTCTATGTAATGATACTCATATCAATTTAGATGTAAATTATGTATTTCATTTTAGGTGAATTAGTATGAGACCGCCAGATATTAAAAATAAATCAGATAATCGTTCTAAAGCTAGAGCAGAACGTCAGCATATTAATGCTAAGTTATACAAGGTAGAAGATAACAAAATACTATATACAGTTACATCTAGTGAGGGTAATAAGCAGTATAAAGTTACAATTCAATTGCTTGATTTAACAAGTAACAAATTACAGTCGCTAAAATCAGCAATGAATGGTAATTTAAAAATTTCATGCACATGCCCTGGGTTCCTTTATCAGGGGTATAAATTTATCAGCTGGAAAGCAAATGTAGGTATTGATAAAGAGACAAGATCGCCCGATATACGAAATCCAAACAAAGAAGGTTTAGCTTGTAAGCATATATTAGTTGCGTTAGATCAGATGAAATCAGATTATAATGCAATTCACAATATGGTAAAGGCTCAAGTTCCAAAAGGTAAAGACAAGCCACAGCCTGAAGATATAAAGGATAATAGCAAGAGTGACAAACCAACAGAGCTTGACATTAAGGTCGTAACCGACTTCAAGAACGCGTGTGATAAATTATACAATGATTACGTTAAATTCACAAAAAGTGATCACTCTGAAGATGATACATTTGTAGGCAGTGAATTTTATGATAATGTAGATCCAAGCTCTATATTAAAAGATCTATCAAAGCCAGTTGCTAAATCTCTGAACGGTAAATTCATTGGTAAATTGAAATCACTTGAAGATATACTGAATTTAATAAATCAGAAAAAGAATGGTTTTAACATCTTGCTTGACTCTGATGTAAAATCTCTTATAAGAAAGTTAAATTCTACTATAGATAATAAAACAGAAGCTTTTATTAATGATATTATTTTATCACTAATGTGTTCATAGCAATGAGGTGGCAACTATGAGATACTCATCAAAATTAGGATGCTTAATATATCAAGATGAAGTGCTTGGTGAGCAGAGTCTATGTGAACCCACAATGCTATTTTTACTTGGTTTAGAATCGATTCTGTATCCAGAAAGAGTAGATAGTAGATTTCTTTATTTTTCAAGAGAGTCTATTAGTGATTTATTTGATAGCGTGTATGAGTATCTTTATAACAAACCATCTGACTCTTCTATAACTTATATAGAGTATGACTGTAGTGGTGCGGAGTTATTTATAAATGACCTTACTGGCAAAGACATAGATAAAGTAATGCCAGTAATTTTTCATGATGACAGATACGAGTCTGTTCTTAAGTTTGGGCCAGATACTACATACGATGAAAAAGCTCAAAAAATTATTTACATATTCGAAGATGCTGGATATAATAAAAGTGCTGGTACCGTTAAAGTAATTAGCAAATCTGGTATTACAGACCCAGATATTATAGCACAAATAGACGCAAAAAATGAAGAATACTTAGAAATTCATAAAAGAAAAGTACTTAATAGTCAAATTTATTAGGTGTTCTTTACGGATGTCAGTGTATTGGCTATAATGAAGACTTTATTTATAGAATAGAACCGTCTATGTGGTATGATGATGACTATGTTAATTTAGTAACTACAGCATTCTATACATTCAGATTTCATTATACTAGTCAAATTCCAGATATAGATAGTGACATTAAACTTTCTTGTAAATATAAAGGTATTCAGTTTAATAAACTTTGGAACTTTGATAATGATAAGTTTAACATAAAACAAGATGAGATTCTATGCTATAGTACATATATTGAAAATGGAAATCTTGTAACAATTCCAATAATGTATTCACAGCATACAGGTCCTAAAGAACCAGTGCCTGGTTCTTATATGCTAATTGGTGAAGATACCGTATGGCGATCATTAGATAATACCGTATTAGACAGCGATTCTGGTAAAGGTATTATAGCTGCAGATGAAGATACTATTATATTGAATATAGATGACACTGCAGTAGAAGCTCGCGCAGCATATTATTGCGGCGATAAACTATATTTATCGCCAAGTTTAGAAAAAGAATACTTTATATACACAGACAATATCGGGTGGAAATCGTTATAAGTAATTTAGACAATATCAATTAAGGTTGAAAGAATTCTTTCAACCTTATCTTTATTTATACTCTGTAAAGAGGTACTTATGATTTATTCATCATCTAATGGCTGTTTATTTTATTATGATAGAGTATTGTTCAGTTGGAAAATAGCTGAACCGACAATGCTATTTTTATTAGGCTTAGAAGCGGTTACTTCATTTGATAAATCAGCGTCTGATACCCTTACATTATCTAAATATGCTTACTATACAAATGACAGCGACATAGAGCCATTAGATTGTATAAATGAAGTTTATAATGATATATATAGCTTTTTATCTTATACTGGTAGCGTAGAAGATTTTGAAAACTACATTAAATATAACTGCTATGGATTAAAGTTATTATTAAATGAGCTAACAGGTATAACTGATGATAGAACAATACCTATAATATTCAAAAATGATTCAAACAGATCCCTAATAAATCTTTCAAAGAAGATGTATCGTATCTCTGAATCTGAGTATACAAAAAAGACACAGTTAGATCTACAGGCTCAGAAAATTCATGACCTATTTGAGGATGCTGGTTACAGCGATAGTGTTGATTTATTACATACACCAGATAAAGGTAGTATGTCAGATGAAGAGTATAGTGAGCTATTAAAAGCAATATCAGACTATAATACTAATCTGAATAATATTCAGTCTGAAAAAGAATTAAACAGCAGTATATATACTTTGCTTGACTATAAAGCAATGTATTCATATTCTTTAGGCGTATTATACGGCTGTTTATGCTTAGGCTATGATTACGCGTCTGTATGGAGAATTAACCCAAAATCATGGTATACTGGCGAGTATATAAATCTTGTAAGTACTGCATGGTACACTGTTAGATTTCATTTTACACACTTCATTGATAATGAGTCTGTTTCAGATAAGTATAAGAGTATTCAGAGTAACAAGATTTGGAATTTTACTAATGAGCTTAAAGACAACTTCATGCCATTAGAAAAAGATGAGCAATTATTATATGGTTTGTCAATTAAAAGCGATCATAAAACCATTTATATAGATGCAGTTAATTATTCATACTTGAAGTATAATGACCCACCAGATCCAGATAATAGTAGCGGTTATTATTTATCTGATATATCGGGTACAAATCCGCAGTGGAAGCCTATATCAGATAAATTGTCATCTACAGAGCCTATGGTTGGGTTTGTATCAGATAAAGATCAAGTTATAACCAGATATCTTGCTGAAGCACCAGTGTATATACGTAAAGCGTATTGCTATTATAAAGATGAAGAAGACCATATAAACGATAAGTATTTAGCACCAGATAGTATTCTACGCAATTATTTTATGATAACCGGTAGTGTTGGATGGACATCGTTCGATGAGTCTGGGGCAGACATTGGTAACAATACACTATCTATTACGCCATGTAAAGTTAAAAATACTGATATATTTATATTACTTAGAGATAGACAGACAAATAAGCTTGTAATTGGTTATCCATCTAACAGGGCAGAGCCTTATTGGGAAATACTTATATCAACTTTATATGGTATTTTTGAAATTGATGTACGTATATCAGAAGGTATAGTACAAGTTACTGAAGGTAGTAAATTTAATAAAATAGTATCTATTGATTATGCAAGAGATCACTATGATAAGATACTTGAAATTTCAGGCTATACTTTAAAGCCATATTATAATATAGGTACAGTAGTATACTTATATGTAGACGAGACTAATACATATCTATATGATAGTAATGAAGATATGGATGAGTCAAATTATTCATTAATATCTTATTATGGTTATACTGAAAATCCATCTACATCATTAGAAGCATATAATGGCTTTAACCCAAAATATCATACACCAATTAAAATAGACCTTAGATATATAGAGAATTCTCCGGGTGATATTCAGTATTGGTCAAGTACATGGCAAAGTAAAAGTGACGATAAACATACCACTGCTATATGGAGACCATATTTAGATTCATCTGAAAAAGATGATATTTATATAAAGGGCAGTGTAATTTCATTATACATGGGCACGAAGCTATTAATTCATTCAATACCTACATATGCGAAGTCAGTTATTGAAGTACCTAACTATATTTTTAATGATTGTTCAGAAGAACTATCATTTATATCAGAATACAATGAAGGCTTTATTTATATATCTAATCCAGATGAAAGTATACCAGATTTATATTACAGTTTAGGTATTACGCAATATGAATGTTCTATAGTATTACAAGATGATAATGGTAATTATCTTACAAGTGATGGTACATCAACAGGCACACCGTTAGTATGGTATGATAGCATTACCTTAAATGCAGATAAATATTGGAATGGATTTATAAATAAATGGCAAGAAACTAAGCCAATTATAAACGTTTAGCATAGTTGCAAAATATCTCCATATCTATAATTTATGACGCATTCAAATTTCGTTTGAATACATTCTTCTTTAATAAAATTACACACAGTAAAATTTACACAATAACTCTTAGCTTAAGTATACTTACAAGGAGAGAATATGCTAAAATTTGAAAATGTAAATATGATTGATGGTTTAACTGCAGAAGAAGCTGCAGCCCCTGGTTTTGTTACAGTTAAAATTGTCAGTACAGAAGTTGCTCATGGTATGTGCCAATTTAAACTTGATGGCATGAATACTGTTGCTCTTATTCAAGCTGCTGGTAATACTGGTGTTGATACTCCGTTTGAGCCCGCAGACATTACCGTAGAAGTCGTCAAAGTACTTAACCGCGAAGCTGCTGTAAAAAAGGGCGATACTTCAATAAACACAGGTCTTGGTGATGCTGTTACAGCTGCTAAATTAGATGGTACAGATGTTAAAGCTGCTGATTTATCACATGGTGTTATTACAATCGACGAAGCAGCTAAAGATGAAGTTCATGAGCTTGAACTCACAGTTTTAGTCGGTACTGGTGCAGCTTCAGATGCGAATGTTGCTGGTAAAGTTCTTGTTCTTGACGCTGCCCCATTCCAGATTAGTGCTATTGCAGAAGCAAAACACGCCCCAGGTCAGAAACATAGCAAGACAAATTGTACTATCCGTGGTCGCAAGCCTTGGAAAGTCACTGGCGAAGATGGTCCTCTTCACATGAAACCTCTTGGTGACTAATACACATATTTAACTACTTAGTTATATAGCACGTCAAATTTGACGTGCTATTTCTTTATATCAATGTAATTGCTCATATATCAAATATATAAGTGATATACATTTTAATGTTAAATATAGTCTGGAGGCTTATATGAAAGTATTTACTGAATCTATTATTTCAGAAATGAAGCCTACTGATAGCAAACCTTCAAACGCTTTATGTATTGTAGAAGGTCCATGCATGTGCTTTGGCCCTACACCAAATCGTAATAATCGTATCTATTCACGTAAGCTTGTAGAAGATCGAATTTTAAATAATGCTGCAGTAAAAGAAGCTTTAGAGAACAGATCAATGCTTGGTGAAGGTGGTCACCCAGAAAACAGAGTTGACATTAGCTACCCTGAAGTTGGTATAGCTTGTGAAAAACTTTGGATTCCAGAAGGCAGTGGCGATAAACTTTGGGGTAGATTTGCTATTCTAGATACACCAGTAGGCAGAATTTTAAACACTCTAGTTCATTATGGTACAAAGTTAGGTATATCCGCTCGAGCAGTAGCCGACTCAGTACAAAGAGATGGACACGAGGTTATATTAGAAAATTCATATGAATTAATTACATTTGATGCAGTACCAGAACCCGGATTTAAATGTGCTCGTCTTGAGAAAGTTGAATCTGTTTCAAAACCAATTGAAAAGATGACTACAAAAGAGTTAAAAGAGTCATCTGCTGCTCTAAAATCATTTAAAAACCCTGTATTTGAATCGCGTATTCGTATTCTTGATAAAGAGATCTGCAAGAGAGAAAACAAGATAGATTTAACAGCTCTTCTAGAATCACTTGATAGAATATCAGCTGCTTTAGATAAGCCAGATAATAAATTAAATCATATCAAATATGAAAAGCAGCTTACATCTTTAATATCAGAAGCAAAAGATATTATAAAAGAGGCTCGCTCTACTGCTGATACTAAATCTGTTAATGAATCAAAGATTGTACAAACTCAAAAACAATCAATATCTATTAAATGTAATGATGATGCGAGTATCAATAAATTTAGTACTGAGACTCAACTCAACGAAAGTATCAACGTAGCTAAACTATTTAGCAATGATAATAATTCACTATTAGAAAGAATGTGTTCAAAATTTAGGAGGAACATTTATGAATAATGTTGTTTTAGAAGCTTGGAAAAATAAAGTAGATGTCGTTTCTGAAGTTCGCGGTGGGATGTCAAAAGATGCTCAGACCACACTAGCTCGCGTTCTTAACAATACTAATAATGCTCTTGAAGATCTTCGTGCAATTCGCGGAATGACAAACGAAAGTGTTTGCCGCGACGTTCCATGCTCCAACTGGAATTCTTCTACAATCGATTGGTTCCCTGAGCACTCAATCGATATGGTTAGCGCTATCTACGCTTCACAGATTATTGATGATATCGTTTCTGTTCAGGCTATCGACAGCCCTGTTGGTGTAATCCGTTTCCTACAGTACGTCTATGGAGAAAATCGCGGTAATGCACAGCGTGGCGAAGTTGCCATTGATCAGTGGGGCGCAATGCGCGGCGTTGATGACAAGAAATATGTCGCAAGTGAACGTGTTGCTGACGAAATCCCACCTGGTGATTCTATTAGCTCTGGTACACTTGATACTTATCTACAGCGTCTACCTCTTCGCGCAAATGCACCAATTGTTTTCAATAACGGTTCAACATCAAAATCATATCTAGCTGAAAAACAGTCTGCTGGTTGGAAGATCTTTAAACTTGACTCTGAAGGTCTTAAGAGTACAGAAGTCGCTGGCGCAGCTCTTACAGTTTATGATGAAGAGTCTGGTCATATTCGTCTAACTGGTATGTCAGCTGAGATGGCTGATGACGATTCTGTTACAATTACATACTTCCAGGATCTAACTCACTGCCCAACAGATTCAATGAATCTTGAACTTCGTCTCAAAACTGAGATGATTAAAGCAGTACCTCACAAAATTCGCGCTAATTTCGCATTTGATGCTTCCTATGCACTTTCAAAAGCTCATGGCATTAACGTTGAGGAATCTCTAGTTAATGCCTGTACAGCTGAAATTCGTCAGGAACGTGATAATGCAGTTATCGACATTCTCCGTCGTCAGGCTGGCAACCATCGTACATGGGATCGTCAGGTTACATCATACATTTCACAGAGCGAACATGACAACAGCTTCATTAATGAACTTTTCGCTTGTGCTACATTAATTAACTATGAGACAAAACGTGTCACTGGTAACTGGGTTGTCGTTGGTCGCCAGGGTCTTAATATCGTTAAATCAAGCACCAAGTTCAAATCAGCTGGTAATACCATTCCTAATAATGGTGCATTCGTTGCTGGTACCATCAACGATGGCGAATTAAAGGTTATCTATTCACCATACTT